TACATAAAAATGTCTGTAATGCTTGCCGGGGAAACAGTCTATTTTCCGGCAGTAGGTACACCAAAGGATAAGCAGGAAAGAAATAAACAAATCTGTCAGGCATATTATAGCGGTGTCAAAGTTCCTGAATTGGTTGAAATATATGGATTGTCAGAACGTCAGATATGGCGAATTATAGGACGTAGAGCGGTATGAAAATACTGCTCTATTTTTTTTCTGTCATGTTCTAAAGAAGTGTCAGAAGATTTATGATTCACATACTGATATACTTGATATATAACGAATATATCAAAGAAAGGATGATAAACGAATGGAACTTGAAAAGTATATCAAGGTCGTAAGAGAAGCAATTAACACAGGATATTATGATGTTCAGGATGCTTTGATGAACCGGGATGAATCATTGAAACGGCTTAAGGATAAGGGGTGGAAAGATGATGAAACAGCCTATCAGCAGGAGTATCAGAAAATTATTGATACATTCAATCAGGAAATAGCTGACGCACAGGCAAAATATGAAGAAAAAGTTCAGGAAGAAAAAGACGGTTATATGAAAGAGGTAAAAGAGTTTTATGCTTCTGATGGTAGCCGGATTGATCTGAATTTTATGAATCTAATTAAAGCAGAACTTCCGTTGACTGTTGAAGAAATTACAGATGCAGTGATTCAGAATGCTGACAACCCAACAATGATACGAGTGATACACAAGTATGTATTAGAGCGTAATGCACACTTACCGGAACATAAAAGAATTAAATTAGATAATAAGTATCAGGTAGCATTTTATAAAGCAGATTCACATGGAAAAAAAGAAGAAAAGATATTTGATACATTTATCAGTCTTGCAGCTTATGCGATAAAGTACCCAAGTGAAAATTATACGATTTATTGGCAGAACTTAGATGAATATGAGGAAGATGCCATTCTGGAACTTCTTAAAGCAACGCTGATTATTGATGATCAAACACAGGAACGTATTAACGAGATCGAAGCACAGCGAATTGAAAAGAACAATGAAAAGAATAAAAATTTAGATCATGGTTTGTGGCATGGTGCACTTACATTCTCATAAATAACAGAAAGCAGGTGAAAGAATTTGTATACAGAGGAAAATTTGAAAACAGAGGTTGATGAATTACGACAAAAAATTGCATCAACAACAATTACTGATGAAGCATTCAACGAGATCGAATCAGAACTTTTAGAGTTGGAGCAT